ACTACAACCCATGCCAGCGGCTATATTCAGGGCGATGGAGTATCAAATGTTTTCAGCTTAAATTCAACCGCCGCCGGGCTTGGAATAACTGCCCAGCAAGGATGCCTTTTCTCGCTTATTACGACGGTCCCGAGTAACTCATTCGCTGGCATGATCGGCGTGCGTGATGGGAACAATACTAGGCATACCGGAATCATGCATAATACAGGGGGTAACGGCCAGATTACAGGTATTTCCGCGTCGTCTACCTCGGGCGTCGCAAACATTGGGAATGTTGGATTGCACTTAATTTCTAGGACTAGCGAAACAAGACAGCGTGCTTTTGTGCGACGGGCGAGCGGGTTGTTGCAATCAACCATCAACACGACTCAAAGCGCCCCTGTGCTTTCTACGAAGACCATGTGGGCAACAGCGCTGAATGGTGAGGGGATATTCAGGTCGAATTCACGATTTGGCCTATATGGGGCAATGGCTGGAATCGACGACGATCAGGCGAGTAGATTTACGCTAGACCTCAAAACCCTCTGGGAAACCTGCACCGGACTCACCTTGCCATGATCGGATTTGTAACAACACCTCAGCAAGCGCAAGCGGCTAACGACGCGGTGGCGCAGGCGCAGATTGATCGCGGACTTCCCGTTTTTTGGTTGCCCGGATTATGCCCTATATTTAGCGGCGAACATGAAGGCAAAACATTTATCCCATGCGACGATGCGATCATGGACACGCCGCTGCTCGGATCGCCGGTGATGAGCCCGAAGGATTTCCCCGAGTTCGCGGACATCATCGCGGCACTTGGCGGCCTCGGTGCGCGTGTCGAGATCGACGCGGAATACATCACCGCGCCAAACGTTTTCTGGGCGTAAATCTTCTGCCACGATCGGGCAGAGCATTAGCGCGGCGCCAGGGCAAATGATGAAACGGGAAATGGACGCATCCGAAAACATCCGGGCGGCAGCGCTGGCGATCTAGGGCTCAGTCGAGACGGTAGACGGGCGGCTCGTCGAGGAGAGCTTCGGCACGTTGGGTGCGGGAGCTGGTAGCCGGGGACCTGCCTTTTTTTAATTCGGCAAGCTGAGCCTCAAGAAGCGCAACTTTGCGCCGCTCTAGTTCGACCGCCTGCTGTTTTTCATTTTTAACCGCCGACCCCTCACCTGGAGGAAGGATGGCGACAATGATGCAGCCAATCGGGCCGAGAAGAGCACCGAGCGCCAAGCCCTTCTTGCCGTTCTTTTTGCCGCCGAGGTCGCCGATGGCGCAGCCAACGATGCCGAAAATCAAACTGGAGATGACGAGGGGGATGAGGAATTCCATGGCCGAATGTCCTGTTTTTCTGGGTTTTTGTCCATCCAAAATCAAACCAGCTTCTTGATGGATTCCAACGAATGATTGCCTCAATAAAAAGGTGCTCCCTGAGAACATCGGGGAACACCTTTTGTAACTAATTGGTAATCAGCAGTTGAAAGAGTGGAGGCGAGGGGAGTCGAATCCGTCTGATGGGTCTCCGCCTGTTTGACGCGAGGACGCGAAATGTTGAAAAATCAAAGGATTGTGAAAAACAAGAATGCGTCCTACTCCGTGGCGGATTTACGAAAACGAGAACATTCCGAGAACACTAGCAGATTTCTAACAACTATCTGATAGAAACGGGCAAAACCGAGGCATGAAATGTTCTCAAATGTTCTCAAATATCCCCACAAATTAAGGCTGAAAATTGAAGGTTTTGGGGAGTTGATCCCCACTATCAAGAATTCACCTTACCTCGTTTTTAGCAGTGAAAACCAGACTTCGGCCTCGTCGGCTCCCTTGGCGTCGTTGTAGCTGGCCTTGGCTTCGGCTTCGGAGTTGCCAGCTTCCATGGCGGTTTGGCCGAGGCTGACGATGGCGGCGCGGTAGCTGATGAAGCTGTGGCGGATGGCGTTGGATTTCCATCCACCGATGAGGGTGCCGAGCCGGACGGTCTCGGCTTGGGCGTCTTTGCCTTTTCCGCGTTTGGTGGGGGCGTGGGTTTGGTGGATCGGGCCGGAATCGCGTTTGATTTCATAGAGCCACGAGCGGAGGGCGGGCAGGATGGGGACGACGCGGCGGCGCTTGGTCTTGGCGGTTTCAGGCCGGATGATAATGAGGTCGCGCTCCCATTTGAAATCAGACCAATCGAGCGGGCTTTTTTTGCTGCCGGGAATGGGGGAAATCTCATCGGTGCGGACACCGGCGAAGGCGGCGGTGGCGAGCCACGGCAGGAACTCGGGATTGACGTTGTCGAGTAGCGTCCGCAGTTGCTCCGGTTGGTAGGTTTCGGGGATGCTGTCGGCGACGATGGGGGTGCTGGTTTTTTCGGCAGCGGTCTCGCCTTCTGGAAGATAACCCATGGATCGGCACCAGCGGAAGAAGGTGACGAGGGAGGCGCGCACGTTGCGGCGGGTGCGGTTGCTGTGTTTCGGATTGGCCGAGAGGTGGCTTTCGATCTGAGAAACGGTGATGGAGGCCAGCGAGCAGTCCGCGAAACGAAGGGCGATGGGTTCGAGGTGCTTTTTGAGGGTCTTGACGTTTTGGGTGGAGTTGCCCTGGTTAGCTTTTTTGATAGCGATGAATTCGTCGACGGCTTCGGGGCATGGCTTCTCGGGCTTGGCCTTGGATCTCCATGTTAGGAACTCGTCGACGAGTGCCAGCTGCGGGTCCACTTCCAACAGGCGGCGCAGCGCGCTGACGACGTTGGGGGCGAGATCATTGAGGTTGAAGGTTCCCGTGGCAATGGACTTTGCCGCATTGAAGGCGGCCTCCTTCGCGTCTGCCAGCACGGCGCGGGTGACTGACCGGCGCTTGTGGGTGATCGGGCAGTGGTAGGTGGCGCGCCAGTAGGAGCGGCCCGATGGATGAGTCCATGGTTTGACCTCGATCGTTACAGAGCCTGATTTGACGGTGTAATTTGCCATGGTGCGCGGCTAGTTGAAGCGGGGATCACAGGATTTGCAGCCTCTGCGGAAAAATGGCAGAACATTGAGCTTGCTTTTTGCGATTTTATCCAACTTTAAGGCTGAGAGGCTGAGAGGCTGAGAGGCTGAGAGGCTGAGAGGCTGAGAGGCTGAGAGGCTGAGAGGCTGAGAGGCTGAGAGGCTGAGAGGCTGCTAGATGGGTGTGGAAACGGGGGGATTGGACGGGTCGAACGCTCAAGCCTGTTTTTCGACAGAAGGGATTTTTGAATCAGGGACAAGGGTGATGGGCGAGAGGATATTTTCCGGGCTGATGGACGCGACGAAGACGGCCTCGATGCGGCCGCCGTCCATGGTCTGGACTTCGGGGAAATCCGGGTTGGTGGATTCGAGGATGGCGACCTTGCCGAGGCTGTTGGCTTCCTCTCCCGCCTTGGCTTTGCGGTAGGCGAGTTTCTTTAGGCTGAGGCCGTAAGCATCGGAGTAGACGACGAACTTCCCTTGCTTGGGGTGGTTTCCTGCTGTGAGCCGCTGAACGACGATGGTCGAGCCATCGGCGATTTTTGGCTCCATGGAGTGACCGAAGACGCGGAGCGCATAGCAGTCGATGGGGTAAGCGTTAGCCACGGGAATCGGCTCGTGGGGAGCGTCGCTGGAGATCGGCGAACCGGCAGCGATGCCGCCGCAGAGGTCGATCCAGTGAGAGGGATGGGAGGCGAGGGGAGGGATGGAAGAGCGCGCGATGATGTGCTGGGTTTCTTCCTGCTCTGCTTGGTAGACTGACTGGATGGCGGTAATGGCCCAATCGGCAAGGATCTGCCCCTTGGCGAGAGCGGCTTTTGACCAGGCTTCGTTTTCTTCGGGCGTGGTTTTGATGACGAGCACCGATTCGACGGGTTTGGATACCGGGGGCTTTTCCTCTGGCGCGGCCATAAGCTGGGCAATCCGGATCAGTTGTTTTGGCGGCACGTCGATAGAGGAGGATAACCAACGATCGACAGTTATTTTTGCGACTCTGCACGCATCGGCAAGCCACGCTCTGTTGCGGTCTGGATGCTTGAGCCAGATTTTGATTTGGTCTTTGGTTGGGTTCATTTGCCAAAAAGTATCCGATTTTCAGGTAAAAGAAAAGTTTTTTAACTTTTCGGATGTTTTTACTTGTCTTGATTATCCGATACGGATAATTCCCGTGCATGTCAGCAACGCTTGATCTTCCGATAACCCTGAAACTCCTCACACCTGAGCAAATCACTTGGATCGCCGCTAAGAGCGCCCAACTGGGTTTGAGCACGGACGAGGTCGCCAAACAGCTTATTGCCACCGCTGCTGCTGCTGCGGGATTCACTCCAAGCGAAGGAGGCGACAAGTGATCACCCTTTCCGAAATACAGCTCAGCGAGATCATCGCCGGTGCCCGTTGCGGACTGGTTGAGCGACTGCTCACAGAGCGCCGAGACGATTTGGAGCTGCTGACTCCGGTGCAGGTTTGCGGGCTGTTGAACGTGAACCAAAAGACGCTGGACACGCTGAAGGATGGCCCTCCGCGCGTCACTATCGTGGCGGGAAGCGTGATCCGCTACCGCGCTTGCGACGTTGCCTCATACATCAAGCGGAGGAGGGACGCATGAGCACCTACTCCGCAAAAATCGCCGCGCCGCGCTGCTGCCGGTTCTGCGCTGCCAGTTACCTGATCGAGCCGGATGTCTGGCTGACGGGAACGATCGAGGAGCTTCAAAGCTCGATTCCCGAGGCCGTCGTCGACCAGCAGGAAGAGGATGGCTGGGTGGCGGGTGCCTGCCCGTTGTGCGCCTTCGCCCGCAGCGAGGAGCTGCACGCCGAGGCCCACGCCGACGACTACCGCGACGACTGGGAAGGGGGCTATTCGCTATGACCCACTCAGCCATCGCCGCCAGTTATTCGGACACGGCGCTGCTCGGCGCCATCCGCGATCTGCGCCGCGCCTCTTACCTCTGCCCATGGGGTCGAGAACGCCTTCCCGCCCTCGAGGCCGAATCCCGCAAACGCCAAACCCAACCACTTTCCCAATCGAAGCCATGAAAATCCCACAAATCCTCGTCAATCCGCCCGACTGGCTCGCTGTCCTGATCTCCGCTGCCCTTGGGCTGCTGTGGTTGGTGGCAATGATCGTCGGAAAAAACCTCGTCGACCTGATCCGATGACCTCCGAATTTATCACTTACCTGGTCAGCGCCTCGCTCATCTCTGCCGCCATTGGATTCATGGCCTGCGCGCTCATGTGCTCGCGGCTGATTCAAGACAAAGAGGACGAATTATACCGGATGATTCGAGACCTAGAGGACGAATTGGACCAACACCAAACCAAGGACAACGAGCGATGACCCAGTCCGATCTATTTACGCCGGTGGTGGCTGACGCCGAGGTCGGCGAGCTGGTGGAGTATTTGCTCAACCGTCCGGGATTCCACACGGCGGGCGAGTTGTCCAAGAACTTCAACTGTCCAGACCGGAAAATCCGCAAGCTGGCGGAAGCGTCGGACGGCTATGTCGTGAGCGGTCCGGGTTCGCCTGGCTACTGCCACATTGCCCATTGCGACGCGGAGCGGATCGCCCACATCGCCAACACCCTTCAATCGCAGGCCCGCTCGATGATGGCCCGCTCGATCCGGCTGCGCAACCGAGCGCACGCGCTGATCGGCTGATCCTTTTCTTGAAAAATGAAACCAACAAACAACAGATGCACACAAGAATCCTAGAACTCCCCGCAGTCCCGCAGTCGAAAAAGATCGACGCGGAGGCGACGGAAATCGCCCGCAATGTCATTTCGCTCATCGCGGAAAACGAAGAGGCAATCAACGACCTGATGGTCAACTGCGAAGATGAGAAGGTGACGATCTCCTTCGCCGTCTCATTCGACCTTGGCAAGAACCAGATGAAGACGCGGCTGTCGTTTTCGGTCAAGCACGGCAGCGAGATCAAGCAGTCGATTCCGAATCCTGACCAGGGGGATTTATTCAACGAGGAGAATCCGTATTCGGTCGTGAAGATCGGGCTGCCCGATGGGGCAGATCTGAACGTCAACACGCTGGAAATCGAAGAAGGGGAGCCATGCGAGTCATGGGAGGAATGGAAAAACACGCCGGAGGGGAAGCTGTTGTTGGCGTTGGATGGCCTGACGTCGCCACTGCTTGGCGTTAACCAAAAGCGTCAGACGGAGAGAGAAAATACAATTAACGAGTTCGTCGAGTTCAACGGCGAGGCGGCGATGTTCGAGGTCTGGCGACTGGTCAGGGAGCATGGTTTCCCGAACCCGATCCGCGAGGAGATCGCGGCGCGCTGCCAAGAAATCGACCCAACGGGAACTTTTAACTGAGAAACTGAAACACGAACCAAAAACTGAAAATGAGCACACAACTACAAGTATCACCACCATCCGCCTTGGTCCTTATGGCATCCCGCTGCAACGTCGATCCGGCGAAGCTGCATTCAACGCTGAAAAACACAGTCTTCAAGGGCGCGACCGATGACGAGCTGTTAGCCCTGGTCGTCACGGCCAACACTTACGAGCTGAATCCACTGCTCAAGGAGCTTTACGCCTTCCCTAAAAAGGGCGGGGGAATTTCGCCGATGGTCGGCTTTGACGGCTGGATGAAGATCATCAACCGCCAGCCAAACTTTGATGGGTTGGAAGTGGAGGTTTACGGCGAGGGCAAGACGCCGACGCACGCGACGTGCGAGATATTCTTCAAGGACCGCAGCCGCAGCGTCAAGATTACCGAGTATTTCGAGGAGTGCAAACGCGGGACTGACCCATGGAACCAGATGCCGCGGCGGATGCTGCGCAACAAGGCGGTGATGCAAGCGGGCCGCGTGGCCTTCGGGATCGGCGGCATCCACGACGAGGACGAGGCGGCGGACATCGGGATTCGCAACGTGACACCGACCAAACAATCTCGCCCGGTGATCGATCCATTCAAGGGATCGGGGGAAGTCACCGAGGCGCGCCCACTCATCGAATCGGCAAAGGCCCGCAAGGCGAAGGACGAGGAATCCATAGTGCCGGATCTGGAGAACATGGAAAACGCGCCGTGGGGCGACGAGGAGGAAACCCAAGACCTGATCTGAACCGATGAAAACCGAAATACTAACACTCGCGATCGAGGCCAAGGGCGAGGTCATTTCCTCGAACTTTCCCGCCTTCGCGGGGATGGTCCGCGCGCGGCTGGGGGAGATCAACCGCGAGCTGGCGACCGATGAGGACTTTGACCAGGCGGATTCCGACGCGAAGGCGATCGCGAATGCCGAGGCCGCGTTGAAAGAGGCGAAGGAAAAGGCACTGGCGGACGCGGAGCAGTTGCACCAGTTGTTCGAGCAGATCGACGGACTGAGCGGCGACCTCGCCAAAGCGCGGCTGGACCTGACCAAGCAAATCACCAAGCGCAAGGAAGAGGTCAAGGCCGAGCTGGTCGACGCGGCGCTGGCGGGATTCGACATCGACCCAGCCATGGCGCGGCGGGAGTTTACCAAGGCAATCGCTGACGCGATGAAAGGCAAGCGGACCGTCGAGACGATGCGCCAAGCGGCGACGGTTTATGTGACGATCCGCCGGGCGACGATTCACAAATCACGAGCAGCGATTGAATCATTCGAGGCGGCGCATGGGGCGGAACTGACGATGGATAAGCGCGAGCTGGAGCTGAAAACACCGGACTCGGTCGATGCTGAGTTGCGGCGGCGGTTTGAGGCAGCCAAGGCCGCGAAGGAAGCGGAACAGCTACGCGCTGAAGTGGCAGCAGCTAAGGCGGAGGCCGACAAGGCGAACGCCCTGCGGGAGGAAGCGGCAAAGCCCGCAGCGCCACCGGCAGCACCTAAAGTCGAAATCCAAGCACCCGTCATCGAGGGAGAGGCCATCACCGCGGACGAAGAATGGTTCGCGTTCAAGGCGGCGGTGATTCTCGCCTTCACCGAATTGAAAGCGGCGCGCGGAAAATTGACGCACTCGAAAAACACCGCCAAGGCCCAAGGACTCGCAAACGGTTTCAACGCCGTATGGAAGGAGTGGGCATGAAGGTTTGGCCAGACATGGAACAACGCAGCGAGGCATGGTTTGCCGCGCGTGCGGGCAGACCGACAGCGTCGAACTTTTCGCGGTTGCTGACGGCGACGGGCAAGGATTCGTCACAGTGGCAAAGCTACGCGATCGAGCTGATCGCGCAGTGCATCCGGCCCGACGAGATCAACTTCGAGGGGAACAAGCACACCGACCGCGGCAACGAGCTGGAACCCGAGGCGCGCGAGTTGTTTTCCGAAATCATGGATCTCGAGACGCAGGAGGTCGGCTTCATCACCCGCGATGACGAGGTGATCGGCTGCTCACCCGATGCGCTGGTCACGCTGCCGGACTCGGACGAGTGGATTGCCGGGCTGGAGATCAAGTGCCCGCTGGCGAAAAACCACGCGGCCTATCTGCTCGATGGCAAGGTGCCGGATCAATACATGGCGCAGGTTCATGGATCGATGGCGGTGACCGGCTTGGATTACTGGTATTTCATGAGCTATTGCCCAGGACTGCGGCCGTTCATTCTGCGGGTCGAGCGCGATGCTTACACGGCGAAGCTGTCGGACGCACTGGATCGGTTTCTGATCTACTACGCCGAGGCGCGGAAGACGATTCTGCCGCAGTTATTGGAAGGAGGCGCGGCATGATCTCCTTTCACCTCCCGATTGTCCCACCCAAGGCGACCTCGCAAACCAAACGGCTGGTCATGGTCGGCGGCAAGCCGCAGTTTTTCCCGAAGAAGGAACACGCCGAGGCCGAGAGGAACTTGCTGTCACTGTGCGCGGCCTACGCTCCGAACGCGCCACTGAGTGGCCCGCTCAAGCTCCAAGTGGACTTCGTATTCCCCTGGCGCAAGTGCGAGACCAAGAGGCGGCGATCATGGCGCAAACTTCCTAACGATAAGCGGCCCGACTGTGACAACCTCGTCAAGCTGGTGGCCGACGTGCTGACCAAGCTGCGCTTCTACGGCGACGACGGGCAAGTCTCCACGCTGATTGTCTCCAAGTGTTGGGGCGACCGCGTCGGGATCTCCGTCGGCATCGAATCCATTCAAACTTTCTAACAAACACCACAAACACAACCATGGCAAAATCACAATACACCCACGACGTCGTCGCAACGACTGGCGAATATACCAACCAAAGCGGCGAGAAGAAAAAGGAATACACCAACGTCGGCAAGGCGTTCACGGACGATCAAGGCCGGATCTCGATCAAGATGAAGACGATCCCCGTCGGCCCCGAGTGGAGCGGCTGGTTGTCGCTCTATCCAGCGAAGGAGCGCGAGCCACAGGGCGCACCGCAGAGACCGATTCAACGCTCGATGCCGCCGGCACCGGTAGCGGTTGAACATGGCGAGGATGATGACATCCCGTTTTGAATAGAACTCGAACGCTAACCTTTGAAACACGATGGCCGGAGATTGGATAAAAATTGAACACGCGCTGCCGGACAAACCGGAAGTGATACAGATGGCGGACTTGCTCGGGATCGACCCTGACGCAGTGGTCGGCAAGCTGCTGCGTTTTTGGAATTGGTGCGACGTTCAGTGCGTAAATGGTAACGCTCTCAGCGTTACAAAAACGTTTCTCGACCGTATCACGTTTTGCAAAAACTTCGCGGCGGCGATGATCAGCGTCGGGTGGCTGATCGAGGACGGCGAAACCTTAAGCATCGCCAACTTTGACCGCCACAACGGGAAAACCTCTAAACTAAGGGCTTTGGCAAATCGGCGCGTCGCAAAAAACCGACAATGTAACGCTCCAAGCGTTACAAATGTAACGCTTCCACCGTTACAAAAAGCGTTACCAGAGAAGAGAAGAGAAGAGAAGAGTTTAGAAGAGATAAATAACCCCGTCGCCGGTGCCGAGGCGCTTTGCACGATCGAACAGGCGAAAGCCTACGCCCCGAGCGTGAAATTCACGGAGGCCGAAGCGGAAAAGTGGTGGCATACCCGCAACGCCAGCGGCTGGACCAAAGGCAGCGTGAACGGTGGGGCCGCCAGGCGGATCACGTCGTGGCAGAGCGACATGGCGACCAGCGCGGGCTGGGTGAAGCAAAGCGCGAGCTACGGCCAAGGCCAAAACAAGGGCAGGCCGCAGCATTTCGCGGGGATCGTGGAAAATCTGGAAATACCGACATGAACGAGAATCGAAACATCAACGACGCGGCAGACTTGGCCGCTGGCATGGCTCAGGCCTTCGACAAGCTCATTGAACGCGCCCCCGAGGGTATGGACAGCGGCAGAGATTCTGCGGGCGATTCTGAGGCGCTTTCTGGCGCAAAGCCGAATCCGGTGCGCCAGTCTTCGGGCTGGGGCGAGAAATACGTCACTCCGATCCCGCTGACGGGTGACCGCTGGCACGCAGTGTTTGCCGAGGCGCAGGGGCTGGTGGCGAATGCGGCGCTGGTCGCGTTCATCGGCGGACGCGGGCCGGGAAAAACACAAATGGCAGCGGAGATCGCACGGGCGGGGCGCTGGCCGCTGGACGCTGGCGAATGGATCGGCGGACACGATGGCAGGATGCAACGCGACCAGACAGCGCTTTACCGGCGGGCGATGGACGTTTTCCTTGATCTGCGGGACGCCAACAAAAGCGGCTCCAAGGTGTCAGAAAAGGACGTGCTAGCGAGGCTGGAGAAGCCGGGCTTGCTCATTGTCGACGAGTTCCAGGAGCGCGGCGGCACGGACTGGGAAAACCGCGTGATCTCCAACCTGCTCGACAAGCGCTACGCCGCCAAGCGGCCGACGATCCTGATTGCCAACTTCACGACCGAGGAGATTCGCGGCGCGCTGAGTGACTCGGTGAAATCCCGGATGCGCGAAAACGGCAAGGCGTTTGTCTGCGACTGGCCATCCTTCCGAAAATGAAAACCAAACCACGACAGCAACAACACCTAAGAAAATCGATGAATCGAGAACACCCAGCAGGGAAGGGCGATGCTCCCCGAAAAGTAGACGGAGACGCCTACCGCCAAAACCACGACGCGATATTCCGAAAAACGCTGCTCGAAGTCTGCCTGCTATGCGGCGACTGCGACTGCATGGAGGTCAGCGATTTTGATAGCCACGACGAAACCACCTACCACGAACAAACATGAAAAAACAATACTGGATCATTGATACAGGCGAAATCGCAAAAAGCACGAATACTCGTGAGGCTATTGGCCCATACCCCACAAAGAAGGCCGCAGAGACAGCGGCTTTGAAAGACATCCGCAACGTATGGGAGGACTCCTGCACTTGCCTCAAACAAGACTCCGCCAGTGACTGGTGTGCGCCACTACTCATTGTGGAAGTTGTCCGCAGTGTCATTCCGAAGATCACAGCAACAATCAAACTTATCGACGCATGAACGCACAAAACGCACACGAGTATATGCCGCTGGTGCAGGCTTTAGCCAATGGCAGGACTATCCAGTTTAACGACGGTGGCGATTAGGTGAATGTGGTGAATCTCAATACGGACTCCTATGACCCTGATGAATACCGCATCAAGCCAGAGCCGCGCACTTTTGATGTGTGGCTATCAAGCGGAGGATGGATGTATCCGATTGTGGAGGGAGAATGCTTTGCCAACGCCGGAGCGTGGGAACGCATCACCGTGCAGGAGGTGCTGAAGTGAGGACTGACACCGAAACGCTGATCGAGGCGATGAGGATTCTCTCTCGTGACATCGACACAGAGGATGGAGTGGCGAACGCCGCGATTTACGAGGCCGCCGAACGTCTCGGTGAGTTAGTGCGCGAGCGGGATGATTTACGCGCGATCTTCCCAAAGATACTTGAAGCTCTTGAAAGCGGAGCCTGCGCGGCAACTTGTTCTGTGGATTTCTTGAGAGAGATCCCAAGGGAGGTGAAGTTAGTCAGGCAGCGGCTAGAACGCGAGCGGGATGAAGCGATCCAAGCCAGAAAAGTTAGTGCAGCCGACTGGCTCAACCAGATTGCAAACGCGGATCTTCGGGTGACACGAATCAAACGCGAGCGGGATGAGTGGAAGGAAGTGGCCGAAGGCAGTCTGCTTGGAGCGATTAAAGAGCGCGATGAGGCTGTCCGATCATGCCAGATGTGGCAGGATGGCTATCGAGCCTTGCTGGATGAGCGTGATCTCTGGAAAGCTGAAGCCGAACGGTGGCGGAACTGCCAAAAGGATGATTGAAACAAACGTTTGATTTTATAGCCTATACCTACATGAACTCCGTCCAATCACTCCTCCCGCTGGGTTTCCGCATGACGCTTGAATGCTCGGCGGCCAATCCGGGAGACAAAAACCACCACCTACGCCGGAAGCGGAGCGGGCTTTACCAGTTGCGATTCACCGTCGACCGTGGCCCGAAATACGTTGGCGAGCGGGTCGTTGTCAGTTTGCGAACGAGGGACTCCGAGGAGGCGCAACAACGGCGCGACACCGTGCTGGAGGCGCTGACCAAGGCGCAGATCATTAACGGTTGCACTATTGCCGACGTTGAGGTCATCACGGGGACCACCACCCACGATTGACGAGGGGTCGCGCGCGCGGAAGATTCGGAGGTATGAAACGAGTTTCGATCAAAGCGGGTGGACCGAAGAAGAAGGCAGCCGCCAAGAAGATCGGTCGGCCCACGAAGCGCAACCCGGCGGTCGTGAAGCGGATTCTGGAGGGGCTGGCGAATGGCACCCCGCTAACGCTTCTGTGCGATGACGCGAAGATGCCGAACTGCGACGCCGTTAGATGCTGGATGAATACAGACCACGAACTTTCCAGTGCCATCGCGCGCGCGAGGGAGGCGGGGTTTGATCGGATCGCGGCAACAGCCTTGGAACTTTCCGACGGGGCCATGAATCACGCCCATGGAATGCCAGGCACCGGCGAGGCGGGGGCGCGGGTGATGGCAGTTAAACTGGCGGTGGAGACGCGGCTCAAGCTGCTGGCGAAGTGGGACCCGAAACGCTACGGCGACAAGATCACCCAGGAGATCAGCGGACCGGACGGCGGCCCGATCCAGTCGGTGACGGAGGCCAAGCGCACGGCGGAAGAAGAGGCGGCTTTTGCCCTCATGCTGGCGAAGGCGGATCAGGCGGCACGGCCACCGATGCCATGATCCCGCTTGGCGACTGTCCGGCCTATTTCGCGTGGCGGAATCTAGGAATGGACCTTTACGACTGGCAGACCGAGTGTCTGCGCTCGATTGGCTACCAGAAGCACGGCGGCCAACCGACGGCAGTATGCGCGGCCAACGGAAGCGGCAAAACGGCGGCCATCATCGGCCCGGCGGTGACTTGGTTTTTGAACCGCTACCCGCGAGGAAAGGTGGTCATCACCTCGGGATCGTGGAACCAGTTGCAAAACCAGTTGTGGCCCGCGATCGAGCGCTTTGCCAAGCCTTACGGCTGGCGGATCACCAGCGGCAGTTCGCCGGTCAAGGTGATCACCCTTGAGGGCGGGGAGGCGATCGGGTTTTCGACCAACAATGCCGACAAGGCGGAAGGCTGGCACCCGACCTATGGACCCGAGGTCGACCCCGTCTTCATCATCATCGACGAAGCCAAGGGCGTGCCGGACGAAATCTTTGGGGCATTCCAGCGCTGCACCGTCGCCTATCAGCTGTGGACCTCGTCGCCGGGCGCACCATCGGGAAAGTTCCACTCGGCATTCTTCAAGCTCTCGGGGCTCTACTGGACGCGGCGGGTGACTTCGCTGGAATGCCCGCACATCTCGCCGGTGAAGCGCGAGCGCGACAAGCTGGAGCTCGGCGAGGATTCCCCGCTCTACCGGTCGATGCACTTGGCGGAATTCACCAGCCTCGACGGCCGGGTGATCCTGACGCCGGAAGCATTGGAGAAGGCGTTCACGATCCAACCCGAGGCCGACGCCAGCGGCGAAAAGGTGGCGTTCTGCGACTTTGCAGCGGGCGGCGATGAAAACACGCTGGCACACCGTCACGGCAACGTGATCCGCCTGCACGCGTTCTGGCGCGACGTCAATACGACGCAGGCCCGGCGGGATTTCCGCGAGTCTTTCCGGCAACTGCAACTTTACCCTGGTCAAGTCTTCGGCGATGCGGACGGGATCGGCAACGTGATCATCAAGGACTTCGCGGAAGAGGGGTTCCGGGTGAACGAATTCCACGGCGGTTTTCCGGCTAGCGATCCGCTGAACTATGCAAACCTGATTTCCGAATGCTGGATCGAGGCGAGCCGCGACATCGAGCGCGGCAGAATCCACCTCGGACCGCGCGAGAAGTTTGATCCGGGACTCTTCGAGCAGCTAACGACGCGGCGGCTGGAGTGGGACGCCAAGGGGCGGCTGCGGATCGAGAGCAAGGACGATATGCGGGCGCGGGGAATCAAATCACCCGACCGCGCGGACGCCTACGTCGGGGCGATCATGTGCGGGTCTCGGATGACAGGCGCCGTTTCCGAGCGGTCAATCCTGTCCAGCACCAGCGGCGGCAATGATTTCGCGGGGAGCTTCGTCCGGTTCTGAAGCGGGGACCACTCGAAGCGATTCCATCGCCTGTGGAATCGGCGCACGTTGCCCACGTGAAGACTACCTCGCTCGGAATCCTGACTATCCTCCTCGCCCTCGGCAATGCTGTCGCGTCCTACCTCAAGACTGGAACCTGCAACCTCACGGAGCTAGTGCCGACCGTCACGACGGGCTGGGCGCTGATCCATGCGCAGGACTCGATCAAGTTCTGACTTGTTCCAGGTCATGAGCGCCATCGTCCCCCCATCAAAACCGAAAGCGTCAAGGGCGCTGGTCACGGCAACCGCCTTGGCGGCTTACGGCAAAGCGTTGCCAAGCGTCTATGTGCTGGCAGTGCGCGGCTACTACCGCGACAGCATGGGCAAGGTCGGCTACAATGACGTCTCGATCTACGACGACGCGTTCTTCATCGTCAGCCCCTGCGGCTTCTCAGCCTACAATGGTAACGTCGATCCGAGCCGCTTCGGATGGAACGAGGGTGCGCAGAAATTCATGGCCCGGCTCAAGACCGGATGCTGGGAATTCCGCCGACTGAAACACCACCCGAGCCGCCCAACTGGTTACATGGCATTCGGACAGGGCAATTCACCCGTGACCGTCCAGCGCATGAAAGCCGACGGCACCGTGCATAATGAAGAGACGGGCTGCTTCGGCATCAACAATCATCGCGGAGGGGTCAACGGCACGTCCTCTGAGGGCTGCGTGACCGTCCCGCGAGAGCAGTGGCCCTCGTATTACGGCCAGCTTGCCGCTGCGCTGGAGTTGGCCAGCCAGAAAACTTTCCCGCTGATCCTCGTCGAAGGACCTATCAACTGACTTTTTCACCATGATCGAATTACCCATCGCGTGGATTCTCGCCACCATCGGCACCCTCTCCGGGGCCATCGCCACTCTCGCAGGCATCATGTGGGGCTTTATGAAATCAAGATTGGCCGCCCAGGACAAGATCATCGCTACCCAGACGGTCGTCATTGAAAAGCTGCAAGAGGACGTCGCCCGGATGAGCAAGGGCTGTGGCATCAACTCCTGCCTGTGGCGGCCGCGATGAACCGTTAGAACTTTATTTTGACCATGAAAACCAACTTTAAACCGATCGGCTCCGCCCTGCCACCCCGCCGTGATACCCTCGCTGCGGCAGCGACCCTTCGCACCATTGAGCGCGATGATTCACCGATGATTCAACCCGCGCCGCAGGAGCGGACGCTGGACTTTTTCGAGCGCGACCAGTTGCCGAGCGACGTGCGGGCAACCTTGTCCTCGGCTTGGGGCGGCGATCTGCGGATGCAAGCGATGCTCTTCAACGCGATGCTCGACACATGGCCGCGCTTGCAGAAGAACCTCAACGAGATCGCCCGTCGCGTCATCTGTTCGCCATGGAAGGTCGTGCCCTATGCCAAGCGCGGAGAAAACCCCGACCCACAAGCGGAGCAAATGGCGGCAGAGATCGAAGACGTCATTTGGAGGATGCGCTCGGCCTCGGACCGTGGCGAGAACGGACTGGAAGCCACCATCCGCAATATCGTTTTCGGCTATTACTACGGACACGCTGTCTCGGAAATCCACTGGACGCAGGACAAGGACAAGACATGGAGGCCGCGTTGCACCAAGCAACTGCCTGCCCGTTACTACGGCTACCCGACTTACGAAGCGACATCCGACCGCCTCATGCTGGACGCCTCCGGCAGCGGCAGCAGCTACGCTATGCAAGACTTTCCGGCGCACCGTTTCCTAGTGGCGGTCAACTCCGGCCACACGGGCCACCCGCTCGTTGGCGCACCGCTGCGGGCGCTCACTGGCTACTGGCTGGCGAGTAGCTACGGCCTCAAGTGGTTGATGAGCTTCACCCAGATTTACGGTATCCCGTGGCGTCACGCCGAGGTGGCGGATTCTAAGGACCAGCGCAGCGTCGAGGCCGCATTGAACAGCATCGGGGCCAATGGCTACATCGTCACGAAGACGGGCACCAAAATCAACGTGCTCGACGCGGCCAAGGGGGGTGATCAACTGCCGCAGAAGGTATTGATCGACCTTGCCGACGAGCAGTGCGACAAGTTCATTCTCGGTCAAACCCTGACCAGCGGCACCGCTAACCAGGGGAGCCGTGCACTCGGCGAAGTCCATGCGGACACGCTCGACACCGTGGTTGATGGCATTGCGGATTTCGTGGGCGAAGTGCTTTCGCGCCAACTCATCCCGGCGATCGTCGCGCACAACTGGGGCGAAGGACGCGAGGACTTGCCGGAAATGTGGGTGCGCCGAGAGGAAGCATCCGACTCCAAGGCCAAGGCCGAACGAATGGAGATTCTCGCCCGCCTCAAGCTTCCGATGTCGGAAGCATTCGTTTACGAAGACCTCGGTGTGCCGCTGCCAGCCGATGGAGAGAAAATTTTTCACGCGTCGCCGGATGGTGCGCAGGGAGATCCTGCGTCGGGAGTTGTTGTTCTACCTCATGAAACAAAGGGGCGCGTGAACCTATCACCAGTCACCGCCGCCGCTGCGGATCAACCTGCGAAACTGTCAGACGTCGAGCAACTATCCAGCGCCGTGCTTGAGGGTCTGACGGGCGTTGCCCGCGAATGGCTGGCCCCAGTGCGTCCGATGTTCGACCGGCTCGCCGCGCTGGCGATGGCCAAGAACGTGAGCGACGCGGATTTCCTCGCCGCGCTGGAAAAAGCGCAGAAGCAACTGCCCGAGTTGTTCGATACGCTCGACACCGAGACTTTACAAACCGCCTTTAAAGAGGCTATCGGCAGCGCAGCCCTTGCGGGCAGCACGCAACGCTTTAAGTCATGATCCAAATCAAGGTCGAGGTCACCGACGGCGCGAGCCCGATGCTCAAGCGGGCTATCGCCGCGCTGCGGGGCAGCCAAAGCGCCCAACTCAACGAGCAAGGCGGCCGCGAGGCGGTCAACGCCGCTGTCACCTATCACCGCAATTTCGACAAGTCGGGCGGATGGAGGGGCAAGCGCTACCTTGGATCAGCCAGCGACGGCAGCAGCTATGGATCGGAAGTGTCGGAAGCGTGGAGCTTCCAGAGCTCCGACGAGCGCGGTGCGACGATCGCGAACAACGCCCGTTTTCTTAAATTCAAATCGACGGGCGGCACGGTCAAGCCGAAGCGGACGAAGTATCTGACCATCCCGATGATTGCCGAGGCGCGAGGTCGCTCCGCTGCCAACTACGAGGTTTTCGCCCAGAAAAACCTTTTCACGATCAAGGGCAAACGCGCGCTGTTTGAGACCAAAGACGACGGGGGACTGCGGGCAGTTTACGCCCTGGTCAAGAGCGTGACGCACCAGCCGTGGCCCGGTGCGCTGCCGCCCAATGATCTCATTGCCGACGCGTTCATGAACCGCTATCGTCGGGGCTTGCTGGAAATCCTTCAATCATGATCGACGAACCCATGCCATTCAAGGAAGCTATCGGCTTTCTCGCCGACAAGGAGCAACTCCCCGCCGAGTGGGATTCGGCAGGCTGGGCGACGCATGAGCCGGAATTCCGCAGCCGCGCCTTCTTCTCTGCCCGAGTTGAAAACGCCCGCTTCCTCGACCGTGCGCACTCGCTGCTTTTCGACTACATCGCCGGAGTCAAGGAGACTGTGACCAATCCAGCCGGGGTGAAATCCGAGGCGTTGAGTGTCTTCAACCGTGATCATTTCGTAAAGAAAATGCGCGAGTTCATGGTGGCTGAGGGCATGGCGACTCGGCAGGATTTTTTCGACACGGACCAAAAGGACGTCACCGACATCAAGAGCGAAGCGCGGCTGCGGCTGATTTTTGACACCAACATCCGCCAGGCATACGGCTACGGCCAGTGGAAGCAGGGAATGACTCCTGCCACCATCCAGACATTTCCTGCCGCGCGGCTAGTCCGAGTTCGGGGCGTCAACGAGCCACGCCCGCGCCACCAGGAGAATCTGGGCGAAGTCCTGCTCAAGACCGATCCGCGCTGGGCCGAGTTTCACAATGCCAAAGATATTGGCGGATTTGGCGTGCCATGGGGCCCATATGGCTTTCACTCGGGCGTGACCCAAGAGGACGTTTCAAAGGAAGAGGCCGCACAGCTGGGGCTCATGGGCGACAAGCCCGCCGAGGTTGCTCCCGCGCCTAAGTTCAACGATGATTTATGGGCGTCCGTCCGCAACATGGACCCGGACATCAAGGCCGCGCTCATTGCCGAGCTGCAAGCCGCCCCGAAGCCGCGCAGCCCGCAGGAAGCGGCCCGCGAAGCTGTCGCCAAGGTGCGCGCCGCTCAACTCAATGAAGGGCTGCAAGATGCCATTCTCAGCGGCAAGGTGGGCAAGGCTGAGAAATACCGCAAAGCCATCTCAGACCTCAACGAGCGGCTTGCTCCGTCTCAAGGATTGCCCGTCACGGATGGCGGCGATTCGATTCTTTTCCCGCAGTCTAACGGATAGGAGCGGGGACCACTCCGACAGATAGCATCGGGCGTGGATCGGTCGTGCAATGCGAGGCGTGAATCGTCTTGTCATCGCCCTTGCCTCCGCGCTGCCCGCCAAGGGTCTGCCGTCGGAAATCGTCTACATCCCCGAGGGCGATAGCTTGATCTATCCGCAGAGCCACCCGAATGGAATCCTCGTCAAGATGGACGCCGACAAGGGCGACACCATCGCGGCTGCATTTCAATTTGACCTGGAGCGACTCGCTAAGGGCAACATCAAGCCGCGTCTCGATTTCAAACACGAGGCCGATGGCCCCACTTCGGGATACCCAACAGGCTTTCGATATGAAGCCGGGCGCGGTCTTCTTTGCTCGGTCGATTGGTCCGGCGCAGGTGCTGCCGCCATCGAGGGGCGTGACTTCGCTTACTTCTCGCCGCGCTTCGATCTGGCCGACGATCACAGCCCGGCAGGACTGCCAGAACGGGGACCACTCGGAGCATTAGTCAACGAGCCAGCTTTCCGAGAGATTGAGCGCATCGCCGCAAGTGACGCGGGGACGAACTCCACACCAACTACCCACAAAATGTTAATCCTCGCCACTTGCGGCCTGCTTTCCGCTGCTGAAGCCGCCCTGCCCGATGCTGAAAAACTCGCCGCCGACCGCGTCGTTGAAATGACCCTCAGCGACACCGAAAAAGCTGCTCGCATCGCCGAGTTGGAAGCCGAACTCGCCGAACTCAAGGGCGAGAAGGAAGCTGCCGTCGCTGAAGCCTCCGCTGCCCGTGAAGAACGCGCCAAGGGACTCGTCGAAGCCGCCGTTGCTGACGGTCGCCTTGCACCCAAAGACGACGCCACCCACGACGCCTATTGCTCGCGCATCGCTGCCGAACTGGCATCCGGCGAAACCTTTGTGCAGACGGTGCTTGCTGGCCTCGTCAAACAGCACGACGGCCTCGACCAACCGATCATCGAAGCAGGCCAAGCCCGCCCCGAATCTCTCGTCGCCCGCATCGAAGCCGCGCAGGTCAAGGCCCGCACGGAACTCGGCGAATCCGCCACGTTCTCCCGCGTCTGGGATCGCGCCTCCGAAATTGATCCATCCGCTTTCGCTAACTAAATCCAACTCTAAGAAATACCACCATGTCATCGCTCGCATCTGCATTGCCAATCATCACCCTCCCAGCGGGTGCCGCCCTCTCGCAAGGCCAACACGTTAAAGTTTCCAGCGGCACAGTCGTCGCGGCTGGCACTTCCGGCACGGACGTCGGCCTCGGCATCATCCTTGAAGACGTTGCATCCGGCGACGCCGCCAGCATCGCGCTGCTCGGCTCCGGTTCCATCGTGTTCGTCGAAGCCTCCGCAGCCATCGCGCTCGGTGCCAAGGTGATGCCTTCCACCACCGGCCGCGTTGCAACTGCTACCTCGACCAACTCCTGCATCGGCGTCGCCCTGCAAGCCGCTACCGCTGCTGGCCACCTAATCAAGGTCTGCCTCGGCAACCCATCCGTAACCGTTTAATTCGACCATCCTCAATCCATCAACTGACCTACCACCATGGCCACTCCCGCTAACATCTCCACTCTGAACCAGTTCGCCAAAGGACTGTTCCAAGAAACCGCAAGCCCGCTCGCTGACTTCCTTGCTCCTGTCGTTCAGACGGGTGCCGCGTCGTTCTCGATCCTCGACTACGCCAAACGATCCGGCCTCCAAGTGCCAAGCGCAAAACGCGCAATCGGCGGCGACTCCACCGCAGTCATCACGGACGGCGAGCGCATCAGCATCTCGCTGGCTCCTTACGCGCTCCACGACATCATCGACAACCACGAACTCGACCTTGCCACCACGGGCGAAGGTTCCCGGATGCTGCGCGAAGCTCGCGTTCGCAACCTCGTTTCACAAGCCGGTAACAGCCGCCTGAGCGAAACCCTCTCGGTTCTCCGCACGGGCGTTTCCGCTACTGCGAAAAGCTGGTCCTCGTCCACCGACCCAGTGGCAGAAATCGACGCGCAGATGGAAGCCCTCGCCAAGAACCTCGGCGTGATCCCGAACCGCGTTGTGTTCTCCCTCGCTGCTTGGAGCTACTTCAAGAACAACAGCAAAACCATCTCGCGCTACCCGAACGCGTCGAAGGTTTCGCCGATGATCCAAGACGTCGGCTCGCTGTTCTTGAATCCTAACACCCAGTGCATGGTTTCCACCGCGACCTTCGACACCCCGGCCCGCACGACCAGCACGAAGAACAACGCCTTGACCGACGCGACCCTCCCAGAAATCTGGATCTACTTCGCAGCGGACAACGCCAACCAGTTCGACGCTTCCGCCTTCAAAACCTTCCGCGTCTCCGCCAACCCATTCGGTGGCGTTCGCGCAATCCAGAAGGATTTCGGCGAGAAGATCATCACGGAATGGACCGAAGCCGCCTATGTGAATAACGCATCGGCCGCTGCTCGTTTCGCCCTGACCCTCAGCTAATCGCTGCTCTAAAACCCCAAGCTCGGCCCCGCTCGTATCAACGCGGGTGGGGCCGTTCTCTTTTCCCTCTCATGTCTTGGATCACCCTCACCGCTAGCAACATCAAAGGCCGTCTCGCGAAAGACGAGCTGGAGAGCTACGTGGACGCGGGGGATCAAGCCTCGGACGGCGTGGATACGCTCGCCGAGATCATTCTGCAAGTCACGGCCATGGTGCGCGGCAAGGTCGCCTCCAACCGTGAAAACCTCGTCAAACTCGGCGCGGCCGGAACCATCCCGGATGAATGCCTATTCGCCGCCTGCACCATCGCCCGTGATGCGCTCGTCGGCTCGCTGCCACTGTCCGAGGGATCGACCGAAACCCGCAAAGAAGAGCTGCGCAAGGCTCACGATTTCCTCGACGCCGTTGCCAAGGGTGACGTGCGGATCGAAGACGCTGCCGGAACCATCCCAGAATCCACCGAGGCCACCACCGTCAGCGGCGGCTCAACCCTTCTCAATTTCTAAACCATGTCCCGCTTTTATGAACAAGCCGACGCAATCTGCACCTCGTTGCAGACGCTGCCGATCCTCGCGGATTGCCGGGTCGTGGTGGACCGCCAGCATGATATCCTCAGCGACCTGCGCAAAGTCATCGGCAAGCAGATCGGCAACCTCGTTTTGGTTTCGTGGACGGGCGGCACCAACAAAGACGTCTCCGCCGACGGCCCGCGCATCGAAAGCGGGTTCTCCGTCACCCTGTTTTCCAAGCCGATCCTGCGCCCCGGAGAGACACCCGCCGATGACCTCGCCGAGGCCATTGCCAACCACCTCCACGACTGGCGCGAGACTGCCGCCACGCCTTACAGCGACCGCTTGATTTGCACCGAGATCACCCCGACCGACGTGCCCGATTTGCTCGCCCATCAAATCAAACTGACCACCCCATCCCAACTCTGACCATGGCTAAAAATACCGCATTACCCGCCGAACCTGCTGCTGTCGAGGCCACGCCCGAAGCGCGAAACGTCGCCGTCCAGATCCTCGAAAACGGGCTGAAGATCGGCAACGCGATCTGCGGCATCGGCCCATGCTCATTTCCGCTAACCGCCAGCGACGCTAAGGCACTGGAAGCCCTCGGCAAGGTCCGAATCTCTGGCCTTTTCTGATCCTCTCACCTCCAACATCCAACTCATTAAATTATGGCTGCTCCTACCCTTATCCGCCGCGAACTCAAAAACGCCCGCCTGTATTTCATCCCGTCCGGCGAACTCGTCGATGGTCTCACCGTTGCCAATGCTACGTGGCCTGACAACAGCCCGTCGAGCAACTGGACCAGCTACCAGTTCCAAGACATCGAAACGGTCAAGTCCGCAAAGACGATCAAAAGCGAAACCTTCAACGTGCCATCCGACGGCGGCGGCTATTATGAGGACATCGAGGAGATGGTCACGATGCGCAAGTGGACGGCTACCACCCACAAGACCAACAGCTATCTCAAGCAGCTCGAAAACGGCCTTGCTGCCGCCCTAGTCGCAGCCTCCGCCCAATCGCCCGGCGTCAAGGCTGACAACTTCCTCGATGGCGTCATGCTGCTAGAAGTCCAGAACAAGTCCGGCGTGATCATCGAGCGCGTTCAAGTCTGGTCCCGCCTGCGCCTCGTCAACGATGGCGACATCGGCCCAGCAACGTCTTCGATTGAGTTCTCGCTTGAGCAACGCCCGAGCACGCTCAACACGTTCGTTACCTACGCGTGATTTTGATCGTTGCCGGGGCAGAGTCCAACCCTCTGCCCCGGCTTGATCCTTCCCGTCACCCTTCACTGATTCCCACCCATGCCATCCGCACCCATTTCAATTTACACGCCGCAGACTAATTTTTCCGAGAGCCCGCCACAGTTGATATTCAACGGCACGGATCAAAATGCGATTAGATGCTCCATCTCGGGAGTCACAACAGCAGGCGTGAACGGAATGTTGTATTTTGCAGGATGGAGCGCAGGCAAGGTGGCTTTTTCCACGGACGGCACGCAAACTGACAGTCTAACCAACATCATCATGTCTCATGATGGGACGTCTTGGCGTCTGAAAATGGGGACGACTTATTTGGCAACCAAGGCATCTCTGGCTCAGTACCCGGCAGGACTCACGGCTTGGACGATCACGACCGGAGTTGGCAGTCCAACCGTCGGCGTTGGCGGGGCTGATCTTCCGGACTTTGTTGTGACTAGTTACACTCCGCCCACAGTCTCGGCTCCGGCCGTGGTCTTCGTTCCCTAATGGTTGATGACCTCCTCGATCCACCAAATCGACTTTATCCCGGACGATGGCAGCGCCACCGTGCGGATGCTCGATTATGGGGATAGGATGCAAAACCCGCTGACGTTTCCCGTTTCGGTTTCCACGGATGCCTACGCGCCGATTGGCTCAACCTATGGCGTATCCATCCCGAAATGGGGCGCGAGGGTCGCCGTTGAATGGGGACGGCGCAAAAGCCACGCCAGCCACGCGGACGCCGCCAGCTACGCCATGCGCCACCCGGCGTCGATTCCCTACATGGCGACCGGAAAGCTGCGCATCGCCGTCCAAGCGGGCGAGACGTGGGACTTTCTCGACGCAGTGATTCTCGGCTGCTCCTCGACCCAAGCCTTCAGCGGCAACTTCGCCTCCATGACCAACTACCGGACTGAATCCGGCGACAAGGTGCCCGTTTACGCAATCAGCCTTTTCCAAGGCATCCGGTTCGACTGGGTGCTTCAAAATTGGAACGCCGTCACCAACAACTGGAACGCCCTTTGATTTTCTAAATCTACCAAACCATGCCAGTCAATAACCTCACCGGATCAAGCCCAGCCTCGACCTACAATCAACTGCTCCACATTGGGACTGGAGATATCAATGCTTATGCCCCAGTCTATCTAGGCAATGGGACTATGACTTCATTCGCTGTATCTACGTCAGCTGTTTTCAGTCCGAATTATTATTCCCCCGGCTCCTTTACATCTGACGGCACTACTGCTCGCTGGGGGTTTTGCATGGTTAAAACTAACGGTGTTAATCAATCCGGGTTTTATATGTCATCTGATGGAGTGATCAAATTAAATCTTCGCGATACAACCGGCAAACTCGTCGAACTCATCAACTCTAATAATGATTTAAATTTTACTATTGACGGCGTTTGGCGGATGACAATGGAAGGAGGGGGCACTATCCGCCCCGGATCAAACGGTTTACAGTCGCTCGGGACAACAGCCTACCGTTGGAGCCAACTTTTCGCCGCCACGACTACGATTAGCACTTCGGACGCCCGCCAAAAGCAACAAATCCGCCCGCTTTCCGAGGCAGAAACCGCCGTGGCTATCTCGCTGAAGCCGCTGCTGAAAGCCTTCAAGATGAATGACGCCGTGACCGCCAAGGGTGACAAGGCGCGCATTCACATCGGCATCATCGCGCAGGACGTGGTCGCCGCCTTCGCCGCTGAGGGACTCGATGCCGCCGACTATGCGCTGCTGTGCTACGACGAGTGGGACGCAACACCAGAAATCCTCAATGAAGACGGCAAAGTGGCGAAACCAGCCCTCGCCGCAGGCAACGCTTACGGTATCCGCTACGAGCAACTGCTGGCCTTCATGCTTGCCGCTCTGTGATCTCCTAAAGCCCCGACCTCATGGCTGACAACGACATCAAAATTCAGATCACTACCGCGGCGGATACCGCGGGAATTGATCAAACGGTCGAGTCGATCAAGCGGGTCGAGGCCGAAGAGCAAACGCTGCAACAGCAGCGCGATGCGCGCACTCGGGGCGTGAAATACGACGACCCGACGGCAGGCGCTGCCATCACCGCCCGCAAGGAGCAGATCCGCCTGACCCGCGAGCTTGAACAGGCCGAGCAGGACTTGGTGGACAAGCTCCACATGGAAGCGCGAGCCGCGCAACAGACGGCGGACGTGGTCGAGGCCAAGTCCCGCGTTGCCGCTCGTGCAGCCGGAGCGCAGGCGGGCGAGATTAAAAACCTCGGCCACGTTTTTAACAACGTCGGCTATCAAGTGACCGACTTTGCCGTGCAGGTGCAGGGCGGGACTAGCGCGCTCGTCGCCATGTCCCAGCAGGCACCGCAGGCGGTCGGGGCGTTGGCCATGCTGAAGGGCGCAACCCTGAGCCTCGGGTCGATCATGTCTGCGGTTCTCTCGCCACTCACGGCGGTCAGCGTGATCATCACGGCGCTGGCCATCGGCGGGCGGGCTGTGGCTGAAGCCTACAAGGGCATGACTGCCGCAACTAAGGCGAGCGACAAAGCAGTCCGCGACAACGCAGAGGCGCTGGAATACATGCGCACGCAGCAGGTCAAACTGCGCGAAGAGGTGACACGGGAATTCGTGGCGGATACCTACCAGCGCGAGGCCGACGAGCTGGAGCGGCAGGCCAAAACCATCGAGCGCATCAACCAACTGCGGGCGGAGATGGGCAACATCGAACAGCAGCGGGCCAACCAAGAGATCCAGATCGCCAAGCAACGCGAGGGAGAAAAAGACCTCCAAGGCAGGCAGAAATACGACGTAGGCGTGGCCGAGGCCAACGCTCTAGCCGTCCAACTGCGAACGGGAATCGCCGCGCTCAACGGCGAGCTGGGAGCCGCGCAACAGGGCGCAGTCCAAGCGCAACAAGCGGCCGATGCCGCCTTCTCGGCGTATCAAACGGCGATCAACACCAACGACACTGCGGAGAACATCGCCGAGCTTTCCAAACTCGTCGATACCGCCAATACCGACGCGGAATCAGCCAGACAGGCGTTTGCCGACACGACCCAGAAAGTCACTGCACAGCGCGGTGTATTGCTCAACGAGGTTGAGATCAAACTGAGCGAAAAGGAGGCCGATTCATCCCTCAAGGTGACAGCCGCTGCGACCAAAGCATTCGACGGGGTTTATGCGTCGCTCAAAGACGCCGTCGCTCAAGGGCCGGTCGCCGCCGTCGAACAAATCAAAGTTGAAGTCGGCGCCGTCACCACGGTTGCGACCACCAAAGCCGCCGAGGTCAAAACTGTTATCGACGGCGAGCGCACGGGCACGGTCGCCGCGATCCAAACGCTGACGCCCAACCCGCAGGACACACAGGCGATCACCAAAGCCGTGCAGGACGTCGGCAAAGGACTCTCCGAGCAGGGCGACGCCTTCCTTTCCGCACTCAATAATCTGACCGCTGGCATCTCCGCGATGAACAACCGCGTGAATCAGCAGCAGTCGCAGATCAACCAGTTGTTCTCGATCGCCCGATGAAACCCACCGCCCCTTATTACCTCGCCGGAGAGGCTGGCAAGTCTCTGGATGCGGTGCAGATTTCGCTGGCTGACCTCTGCTGCTACAACGCGACGCTGTCGCTTCGCTCGCTGGATGTCGACACGCTGACGTTTCAGATTCTCGGCAGTCGCAGCAAGGTCATTCCCGCCGACGGGCAATGGATCAGCCTCTACGACGGGACGGGCACGCGTTTGTTCACCGGCATCGCCAAACGCACCTACACCCACCCGCAGGGGATTTACTCCTATGAGGTTTCCAACGTCTATCTTGGCCTGTCCCAAACCAGCTTGCTGAGTGCAAATGGTCGCCCCTACGTCACCTATGACCAAGGCGACCTGCGGACGAGCCTGCTGTCCATCCTTGCTGCGGCCACGGCGGAAGGTCTGCCCATCCAAGCCCCGACGCTGGCGTCCACTCCGGCGATGTTTACTGTCCCCAAGATGTCCTTCCGCGCCTCGTCGCTGGCCGGAGCATTAGAGGACGCGCTCAAGTGGGCACCCGACGTGACGACGCGGATGGATTACGCGACCAGCCCGCCAACGCTCCGGTTTTATGCCCGCACGGCCAGCAGCTTGACGACGATCAATCTCGACGGCCCAAACCACCACGCCACCGCCGTGCAGCTCGCGGCATGGCCCGAAGCGCGGGCGCTTTCCGTGGCGTTTGTTTACGCCGAGCGCGACGGCGACACAGTGGTCAATTACCGCGTGCAACAGGCAGGCGACGATACGGCCGAAGCGCGGCGGAAGTTGAGCGTTTACCTCTCTGGCCATGAGCGGACAGACATGATGGTTTCCGAAGCGGTCTCAACCTCGACCATTGCCCGCGAAATCGCCAGCACATCGCTCGTCGCTGCCAATGCTGCCGTGACGGCCGTTAACGCGCAGATCAATGCAAACTACCAAGCAGCACTGGCTGCAATCCCGACGGTTTCAGATACGTTCAACTGGCTTGCCTACGTCATTCAAAAGGATTCAGCCTTGGCGGCTTATCCAAGTCTTGGCTGGCAAGCTGCCTATTCAATCACTCTTTATCCTAGCCCCGGCGTTGGATTAGGGACCTCTAGCACCTATAAGCAAACTGTCAGCTTGCCGCCGGTATACTCCACGGTGGGAGGCTGGCTAGTCAGTGGGTCACCATTTACAGCAGCACAGCTCGCCATTGCGGGTGCAACACAGAGCGCCGCAACTCTTTACGGCAACGTTATTGCATACATCGGAGATGGACTTGGCACCCGTGGGTTTCAGAATTATATCTATGGTTACACTCAAGGCTATTACCTGACTCTGTCATTAGCCAATGCTGGCTATCGCAGCTATGTCTATCGTTACGTTAATGTAGCCGTCAACGTCCTCAGCAAAGCCCCGTCAATCATCCGTGCCGCGCTTGAAGCGAATGCAGCGGCCACGCAGGCGAACTCGACCGTGACGGCGGCCGTTGGTAACTCGGCGTTGATCGACCGCGCCGAGTTCAACCCAGCCCCGGCAGACCTCGCTACCAACTACTTCGCCCGCCAAGACTGGACGCCCTACAAGGGCAGCTTGTCACTTGACCCGAAAGCCGCCGATTTTCCCGAGCCGGGCGACTACCTCAACATCGCAGCGGACACAACGCCTGCCGAGTGGGCGAGCATGGCCGCGCCCGTTTCAGAGCTGTCCATCGACCTCTCGACCGGAGCGGCGGAAGTCAAAATCGGCCCGTCGCCGCGAATGGATTTCCAAAGCCTCATTGACCGCCTCCGCATCCCCGTCGAGGACAATTATCAAGCAGGCTAGCGCAGCGGGGACCACCGCCAACCCTCGCCGCCGATCCCGATCCGACGCTAAATCCCACCCGACCCATGAGCAGCACTTTTTCTCTTTATTCCGGCGACTCGAAAACGCTGACGATCCCGCTGACTCTCGACGGCTCGGCATTCAATCCGTCCGGTTTCCTGCTGATTTTCACGGCCAAGAAATCCGTCACCGACGACGACGCCAAGGCGGTGATCCAAAAGGTCACGGGCACGGGCCTGACCGTCAGCGGCACCACCGCAACGATTGCCCTAGTGCCCCAAGACACGGCAAGCCTCGCCCGCGAAAACCTATTCTGCGACATCCAAGCACAACACCTAACGACCGGAGCCGTGGCCACCGTGGCGTTTTTTCGCCTGCGGATTGACCGCGACGTGACGCGCTCGACCACGACCAGCATTCCCGTCGTGACCGCCGCCCCCGGCGTTCCCATCGGCCCGACCGGAGCAACTGGACCCGCGAACAGCTTGTCTATCGCGGGCGTCACGACAGGCGCGGCTGGAAGCTCGGCGAGCGTTTCGGTTGGCGGCACCGCGCCAAGCCAGACACTCGCTTTCACCATCCCGCGAGGGGACAAGGGCGAAAAAGGCGACACTGGCACGCTTTCCGTCGGCTCTGTCTCAACAGGTCCGGCAGGATCAAACGTGGCGATCACGAACAGCGGCAGCGCAAGCGCGGCCACCTTGAATTTCACGATCCCGCGAGGTGATGTTGGAGTAACCGGCCCGACCGGACCCGCCAACACCCTAAGCGTCGCAGGCGTGACCACAGGCGCAGCAGGATCGGCCGCAGCAGTCACCATCGGCGGAACCTCACCAAGTCAGACGCTGACGTTTGCGATCCCCAAAGGTGACAAGGGCGACGCCGCCACCGTAACAGTCGGGACCGTCTCAACAGGCGTGGCAGGATCAAGCGCAACCGTTTCAAACACCGGCACTAGCGCCGCCGCCGTGCTGGCGTTTTCAATCCCGCGTGGCAACGTGGGGGAGACGGGAGCAACCGGAGCAGCGGCCACTGTCGCGCTCGGCAACGTCGCGACTGGGGCGGCAGGATCAAGCGTTTCAATCGCCAACTCCGGAACAACGGGCGCGGCGGTTTTTGACTTCACTATCCCGCGCGGTGACGTTGGATTGACAGGCGCGACAGGCGCAGCGGCGACCATCTCACTGGGGACCGTCGACACGGGAGCTGCGGGAAGCTCAGCAGCGATCACCAATTCCGGCAATTCAAGCGCAGCAACATTCGACTTCTCGATTCCAAGGGGCGATACGGGCGCTACTGGCCCGACCGGCCCGCAACCGTCGTTGGTGGTTGCAGATAACGCCGACGCCGCGATCACGCTGGCCGACAGCGACAACAACAAAATCATCCGTTGCACCTCAGCCACCGCCGTCACCATCACCGTCCCGTCAACTCTCACGGCTGGATTTAGCTGCATGGTCATTCAAGGCGCAGCGGGCCAGATCACGATCGCGGCAGGATCAGGCGCGACGCTCAACTCATTCGGCGGACTCGTCAAAACCGCAGGGCAACACGCGCCCGCGTCGATCATCCAAATCGCGGAGGCAACCTACAATCTCTCTGGGAACCTCGTATGATGATCCTGCAACAGACTCGCGGCGCATTATCCAGCGGTATCGACGCGGACGCCCTCACCTACATCGATTCAATACGAGCGACTGGTGCGACAGTGACTAATTCGCGAATGTCGGCATTGAGCCGGTTTGTGAAACAGCAAAAAGGCAACAACCTGTGGAGCCAAATTTTCAGACTTTATTTGCCAATTTGGGGAAGTGTTTCTGCTAACGCAATATGCCTTAAAACACTGACAAGCGGCACGTTTTCTGGCACTACAACCCATGCC